CCAAGTGTTAAATTACCTGATGAAGTAACTGTACCTGACAATGAGATACCATTAACTGTCCCAGTTCCACCAACACTTGTTACTGTTCCTGAAGAAGATGCAATACTTTCCCAAGAAGTAGATGTCCCATTTGTAGTTAAATATTTACCAGAATTTCCAGTTTGACTAGGGGTGAAACTAGCAGCAAGAGTTGCACTAGCTGCAGCACTGTTAGCTGCATTTACGGCAGCTAAAGCTTGTGTAGTTGAATCAGTAGTTGCATCTCCAGAACCTCCTGGACCCCTGAAAATTGCCATGATTATTCCTTAATAGGTTTAATTACTTTTACTGGCTCTTGAGGTTGTACTTTTTCTACAACTTCTTCATATTGAGGATGTTTACGCATATCTAAAATATCATGCTCGTGCTCAAAATTAACAATTGTACCACTTACTATACATTTAAACTTAGCCATTTAGTTCTCCTTGATTATTCTTATGAACACTAAATAATGCCCATAAAAATAGCCCCTCCAAAGAAGGGCTATAAGCCTAAGTACTTAAGCTGGAACAGCTAGTGCGAAACAAGCATTGTCACGCAACTCAGCAACACCATACAATGTATCTGCAGTGTAAAGAGTACCTAAGTATTCTTGTTTGTATTGAGTTTGTGAACGAACACCAACTTGTTCTACTAGAACAGCAGCATCACGATGACCTAATAGACAAATACGAGCAGCACCAGTAGCAGTATCACAGTTAGATGAAACAAACACTGGAATACCATACAAGTTACCGATTTCACCATTACGGATTGTGTTGTTATTACCTTGTTCGCCAACAAAAGCTTGTTCTGTATAACGAGCTAAACCCATCAAAGTGTTACGGCTTGAAGGAGGAATCATAAAGAAACGACCTTCCATTGGTACGTCATTGTCATCAAGACGTTGAATAGTACGACGGATAGCAGCATCTGTCAAAGCTGAAGCATTTGGTGTACCTGAGTTATATGCAGTAGTACCATCACCACCGATATAAGCACCAGCATAAGCTGCTGTACCAGCACCACCATTGAAACCACGACCCAATTGAACTAATGAAGAGTCAACTTGTTTAGCTAGAGCATATCCAGCATCATCTGTGTAGAAACGACGTAGTGAAGAAAGTGCTTGTACTTCTACGATGTCTTCAATTAAACGTGAATATTCGTAGTGGCTAGTGATATTAATTACTTTGTCTGTTTCAGTAGCTGCAATAAGAGTTACTTGTGCATTAGCTGTTTTTACTGAAGCATTGCCACGAGTAGGAGAAGGAATACGAACTGTATCACCTTTCTTACCTGTGAAAGACATTTTTTTGAACAAGTTAGCTGCAACTAAGTTCTTTTTATAAGCAGCTACAATCTCGTCACTCCAAATTTCTGGGATGAACGTCGCTGCCGTGGTAATGGTTACTTGGTCTGTACCTAAAGCCATGATAATTCCTTTTCTATAATGTTAGATTACTCGACCCTCTCGGTACGCAGCCATAATCTCTTGAGACATAGCATCATATCGGTCTGGGTCAGTTTGCATAAGTTTAATAATATCGCTTCGACGATATTTCTTTTTAGAAACAGACTCGTTACTATTTGAAGTACCTACGTCAGCCGCTTTTAATTGGTTATCTCGGTCTAACTTAGATGTTTCAGTAACTTTTTTAGTGACTTGTTGTTTATCTTTCCAAGTAGAAAGAAGTTCTTTAGCTGAATCGTAGTCAAATTGAGCTTCGGCTCTAGCAAATAACTCTGTTCGTACCCTTGAACCCTTAATCCATTCAACAAAGGCTGGATTTTGCACTGTGTCAGTTAAATCTGGAAACTCACTAGAAAGTTTAGACAACACTTCCTGTTTTTTCATCTGAGCAGAAGCCTGTTGAGCCTCTTTCACTGCAGGATGATTGTTAATTGCCCGATTAATTGCATTTTGCGGTTCAATGAAAAAATCTTCATCACTATATTCTGGTTCTTGTGTCTTTAAGTCTTTTGATGTTTGTGTCTTAATAAAGTCATCTACAACTTTACGCAGTTCACCTACTTCGCTACCTTGCTTTCCAATTAACTTCTCAGCTTCTTGGTGCATTGCAACAATTTCTTTAGGTGTTTTTCCACGATATTTCTCTGGTAGTTCATCTTCTACAGGTTGTTGTACTACCTCTTCCTGGATTAAAGGCTCATCCAAAGAGTCCGTAATTGTAGCACTTTCTAAAACGTCATCTAATACTTTTGCCATACTATTTCTCCTGTGCTTTTAGCATTGTAGGAAAGAAACTAAATTCTTGGCAGATTTAATCTCTTTGAGCAATTGGTTTATGCTTATTTGCCCAAGCGATTGCCGCACCTGGAAAGCTTCCTGAATAACCCTCTAAACTAATTCGGGGTGCGCTAATAAGTTTATCAGCATCCGAACCACATAAAGGACATGTAGATACTTGCGTGTATTCAGTTAATTTGTCAAAATTTTCTTTACAATCCCGACACTGAAAACTAAAGAGTACCTTCATCTTGTAACTCCTTATAAGTTTGTTCTGAAACACTCTTCAAACTCAATACCCATTGGAGTATATCTAGTTGCCCTTTTCGTTTGTATAACTCTTCTACAGAGTTTACTGTGTCCACTTGTGCATAGACATCAAATAGGGCTTGTGTATCTTCTATAAAATCCTTCCAACCAATTGTTGCCATAGTTGAAAAACGATTTTCAAAATATTCTTGTAATTCTCTATCCATGCTATTGTATTCTCCGTTTCTTTGTGGTATAATAGCAGTTATTGTTAATATTATAACATAATTTAATTAGTTTGTCAAGATATATCTTTAAGCATCCTCTGCATCAGCAAATTCTGTTGTCTTTAACTTTTCATAAACTGATTTGCGTGTAGCATCTTGAATATAGTCATCACCATTAAAGTATAGGTTATTCCAACCTACTGGTTCTGAATTGTTATCCCTTGCTTCTTTTGACACATAACCATAAATGACTACTTCAAGTTTTTTATTCTTAAAGTCTTCTGTAATAGAAAAGATGTTCCAATATGTAGCATCAATGCCAAATACTGTTTTTACTGATTTTAATAAAGCCATTATCCACATCTCCAATTAGTACCATCATAAAATATTGGTGTTGCAAATCCACTTCCGTCACCATCCGTAACAATTGCGTTAAATACTGGTGTTACTAAATTATCCGTTACAAAAGAACGACTGCCTTTAACAACTCCTGTAAGACTTCCTAAATCTGCTACAAACATTGTGGTTTGTGCTAAATTAGCACCTATTGATAATGCACCAAAATTATTAAAAGTTAATGTTTCTGCAGTTAAAATAACTGTTCTTCCAGTTATATATGTTGTGTGATTAACAGAAGTAGAATACTTGCCTATGTTGATATTAGATATACCAGTACCAAGCGATGATGTGCCAATGTTAATTGTTCTTGTTGCAGTTCCTGTTACTGTGCTACCTGTACCGCCACTACCAATAGATATTGTTTGTGTGCCTGTGCTTCTGCCAATATTAATGTTGCCTGTTGATGCACCTGTTCCACCAATATTGACAATACTTGTAGATGCCGCACCGTTGCTAATGTTAATGTTTTGTGCGCCTGTAGATTGCCCTAAAGTTAATGCGCTTGTAGCACTAGTGCCACCAATAGCAATTGCGCCAGTTGATTGTGTAGTACCAATATCAATTGCTTGTGTTGTTGCTGATAGCGTTACCGCACCATTAAGTGTAGTAGTGCTTGTACCTGCCGTAGTGCCAATAGCAATAGTAGTAGTACCACCTGCACCGCCATTCGTTCCTAAATTAAGTGTTTTTGTTCCAGTAGTATTTGCACCTGTAGCAATGTTGACAGTTTGTGATGACGTGCTTCTGCCTAGTGTAAGTGAACCTGTGGCAGTTGCACCACCAATTGTTAATGTGCCTGATGTTTGACTTGTAACAAGATTATGCGTACCTGTTAGATTACCCGTTAATTGCAATGTACCACCTGCAGTTAAATTGGTAAATGAACCTATACCTGTAAATGTTGTAGCTGTTACATTTCCTCTTAATGTCGTATTGGTAATATTAGTATCACCAATAACAACCACATTGTCTTGTGTAATGCCTGTTATGTTAGAGCCTATTAAAACTTGATTTGAGCCTGTTCCTGATGTGTTATATCCTACATGAACACTATTTGAACCTACTTTTTGTGTACCACCTGCACCATAACCTATGGCAGTATTGTTTACTGCTGATGTTAAAGATGCAATTCTAAAAGTAGCACCTGAACCAACACCTCCTAAATCAGCATTATTAAGTGTAAACACAGTATCTAATGCAGTCCAACCAAATCCTACACTTTGGATACTTACACTATTTATTGTTCCGTCACCATTAATAAATACAGTTACAATAGGTGCTGTACCGCCAGCAATTATTGGAGTGCCTGATACATATACTAAAGCTGCACCACTTCCATCATACCCTGAATCGTATCCACTACCTGCTGTAAGTTGAGTAACTGTAGCAACGCCAGCACCAATAGTATTTAATGAGTTATTTCCAATACCTACATTATTAATGTTTCCTGATGTGATATATGGTGTAACAATGGAAGTATTAGCTACAGCAACTCCTGATGGATAGGTACAGAACACATCTTTAGATCCAGCAGAGAATGAAATCTTAGCAGTAGTACCTAAACTATTTGACAGCACAGTATCACGAGATAATGTCGTTCCAGATGCCGTATAAGTGCCTAGACCTACTTCCCATTCAGATCCACCTGCGATGGTGTAATAGGTAGTGTTGGCGTTACCAATGTCAGCAAATGAACGGAATCCTGTTGATGCCCCAGCAAGCGTAACTGTACCAGTACCTGTGGTGGTAGTGGTTTCCTTAACCCTGTCTTTAATAATTAAAGCCATTGTCTATCCTTACGCTAGGGTTACTGAAAGGTTGCCAGAAGAAATTTTAAAGATGTCACCACTTGCAATTACTTTAGATG